CACCAACCTGCTTTACCTAGTCCTTGGATGCTGCTATCCGCTGTATCTGGAACAACTGTGCTGCTTTTTGCAGCGTCATTTAATGCAACCTTGAGATTTTCGCTCTCATCTGGACACGATTCCTTAGCATCTGATTTCGCTGGGGTTTCTGTTGACAAAGAACTGGTTGCTGGTTTGCCTTGGATTATATCTGCTGTTCTTTTTATAATGTCGCTTGTGCCTTCGGCAACAACATTAACTCCTTTCGCAGCAACATTTAAACCAGTTGCAGCGACATCTCCAGAGGTCTTGGCTCCTGCTTTGACACCCTTTTCAGCAGTGTCTTCTGTTTGATCTGCTGTTGCTACTGTTGCATAACCAATTAACTTTAGAATAGGCTTTAAGAAGGTAGTAAGTTGATTAATACCGTTTCCTAAATAAAGAAACACGTTTATTCCTAAAAATGCTAAGACTAATATAATTATGATCCATGTTTGGAATGAAAAAAAGAACCAATTACCGTTATTAATACCTTCAGTTGATCCAGAATAAGATGCTGCTGATGGACTATAATCTGTTGTTGTATTCATTATAATAAAAAAATATATTAATTTTTATTATAATTTGCAGTATATTTAATAAACAACAACCAAAACAAAAGATCATTATTATTTAATGAAAGGTTAATAAATAACTAAATTGATTCAAATGCCCCAACATTTCATCTCTAGTATTAAGTAAATCCGTATTTGATCCATCATTTAAATGCATATGAATCAAATACTCTTTATAGATATTCACTTCCCTTTTGAATGTAGAAATATCATTGCAATCTAAAAGGGGAATCTCTTTGTGACCAGTTAAATTGATACGGCCTCCACTTTTTCCAAGCATTGTTTCCACAAATGTATCTATGGTGGAATTTAAATTAGAATATAATTCATCGGTTGCCTTATGTTGTGCAAAACTGTGTGTCTTCCAATGAAATAGTTTCACTGTGTTTAACATACGCAAAAACATTAGAACCATATTTGGTTGTGAATATTTATTGCTGGAATTGTGTTTCATTGTCTTTGATTTAGGTTTCCTGTGTTTTTTTCCTTTATAGTTTTTGGTTTTAACTAACATATTTATATATTTTACCAATATTTTAATAATTATTTTTAAAAAATCTATGGATTAAATCTGGGTATATAATCTTCTCCCAAACTATTCATTGTCTCTAATTTGGCAATTGTGCTTTCTAAATTACCGGATTTCATATTTTGATACAAGTAATCAGTTCCAGGAGAATGTTCATTCTTCTTTATTTGTTTGTAAATTTTACCGATTGATTTGGTTATCACAGATATTTTATTTTTATCCTTAACGATTTCTTCTTCAAGAGAGAAGGACTCTGTAAAAACTCCAATAATAAAATAAATAATTAATTTACGTTTTTTATGGGATCCTGATCTGTAACGCAAGCAAAAGATATTAAACGCACTAGAAACAATTCGTTGTATAAGTGTGTTTCTCCTTTTAGATTCTTCAAAGAATATCTCCCAAATGATCCAGATTGCATCCATCTGGCATTTTGACTCAACCGCAGCAAATTCACGGCGCTCACATTTGAACTTTTCCTTACGCTGTTTGCATATATTCTCAAATTCAATAATCCATTCCAACCAGTAACATGCAATGACACATTTTTTACCATCTTCAGCGATGTTGTAAGCAAATTCATTGGCCGCCACAAATAGTTCCTTGGGATCATCTTTGCCGAAAATGGCTTCTGCATATTTCACTGTGGGTGCTTTAAAACGCTCTGTCATTTGAGTCAAGTCAAAATCTTCCTTTTTGACCTTTACTTCAGCATAAGAATGTCGCTTGGTTGCTTCGCACAAGACACACATCACCTCACAAAACAACTTGCGCATTTTATCACTATTCCTTAACCTTAATTCTTGATCCGTGTATCCGTTATTGATAATTTCCTTAAAGTGTCGTATTCTTAGATCCAAATAAGTGACCAACTTTGGATTCCCAATGTGAATGTGTTTATTGTAAAACTCTATAATGATGTCCCAAAGGTCAGCATAGTGGCCAGCGCAGATTAACTCGGCACTCCAGTAACAACACGGTTCTATTTTAGAATTATATAGGTTTTTCAGAAGTTCCTTTTTTGCATCCGTTTTCTTGAATTCTGAAAAAGTGATGCCTTTAAAGTCTCTCTCTTGTCTTACATCATTAATTTCATTTTCATCCATCTATAACAAAGTATTCTTATTATACTGTCTCCAAAAAAAAAGGCAAATATGAACCAACATGCCGATTCCTTATGGTCTCGCTTATGGTCACAATTATTATTTCTGTGAAATAATTTGGCTGCATATATGGTCACACAGTTTGGACCCCATTTGCACCCTTTTTTCATTTTCTGTAGTCTGCTACTTTTCTTAGTTTAAAAGTATTTTAGGTTTTGAATTTTGGACATTTATAAATGTCCATTTTTGAAAAACGGAAAATACTTTTGGAAAAACCGGTTTTTTTTCAGCCATTGTGAGCATAATGCTCTAAATTTCGGTTTTCAAGTGTTAAAAGTTGTGACGATAAAAATATTTATTTTTCGGTCGTAAACCTTTAGGCGTTTTTTTCTGCAGTATGTATATGTTGACAATGGCGGCAAATATGAACGAAAAAAAACGCATATATTTTGAATGTAAAAATTGTGACTTTAAATGCTGTAATAAATTTGACTATAACAGACATTTATCTACCCGTAAGCACAAAATGTTGACAAATGTTGACAAAGTAAGCGTAGAAAAAGGCCAACAAATATACCAATGCGAATGTGGTAAGGAATACAAACACAGGCAAAGTTTATCAGTGCATAGAAAGGGATGTAACTATATTGACCCAGTTTTAGAACCTGAATCTGAACCTGAACTGTCGGATAAAGAGATCATCAAACTACTTATAAAGGAGAACTCTGAATTTAAGAACATGATATTAGATGTGGTCCAAAAGGTGCAACCGAATAATAATACAAACAACAACAATACAGTGAATAACAATATAACCAACAATAACTTCAATTTGCAGATCTATTTAAACGAGACGTGTAAAGATGCCATTAACTTGGTAGACTTTGTAGAATCACTGCAGGTTAAATTAAAGGATCTAGAAGAAACCGCACAAATCGGATATTCTGAAGGTGTTTCCAAAATATTCATTAATGGGTTAAATGAACTAGATGTGAATAAAAGACCGATTCACTGTTCAGATGCAAAAAGAGAGACATTGTATATCAAAGATCAAAACGAATGGACAAAGGAAGACTCCAATAAAACACACTTGATGAAGGCAATTAAAAAGGTTGGACGCAAAAATATACAGCAAATTTTTGAATGGCAGAAGAAATATCCTGAATTCAATGATCCTACTTCAAAGCAAAACGACAAATACTTGAAGATGATTTGCAATACAATGAGCGGATCTACAGAAGAAGAGCAGGAGAAGAATATCAACAAGATAATTAAGAATATCACCAAGGAGGTGATTATAAACAAAAATATGTAAGTATTAAAATTTTAATTAAAAATAAAAAAAACAAAATAAATCATACAATTTTTAGTTAACACTTTTTTTCATATATTTTAAAAAAATTGAAATACTTTATAAAATATTGTAATATAAATATATTACATCTATTTTAAACATACGATCTTTAAACATGGCAACTATTTTAAATACTAATAATGTTGAATTGGCAACAAAAAAACCAACAAAAACAACAAAAAAACAGGCTAAATTACGAGACAACATCGTCTTCGTCATTGAAGATGATGATGTACCTCAATCATTTATGCCTCAAACAAAAAGAAAAGATGTTTTAACCAACATGCTTTTAAATATAAAATTAACAGGTATACTTTTATTTGAACTTTTAATGACAGACAACAAATCCACGCCAAGCAAATCAAGACAAGGGTACCTATTTGAGACCATTTGTGAGATACTTGTTATCTTAAAATGTATTCCCGAAATTAATTACAGCACCATTTTATCCGGAAAGGTTGAAGTTTTTGAGTCATTAAAACCGGTAACAAATATTAAATCTATTTTGTCTAACAATATTACTCAAGGAAACTGTATATCGGACATTACAATTGATCAAGATGGTACTATTATTGGCTTCTCTTGTAAATACTATCAAGACAAAATTAGCCGAAAAGGAACCGATATTTCAGTACTAGAAGCAACATTAAAACAACACACGTCAAATTATAAAGTAGGTTTGTTTGTAAAGGACAAACATGCGATTTCTGGGAGCAATAAACCAGATATCCATGAGAGCGCATTTGAAAAAGTTCTCAATGACAACCTACTCTTTGATGAAAAGGACATAATCAAGGCTCTAGATGTATTTTGCAACAGATACAAAGACAACGTGTTAACAGTAAATAATTTTATTGAGCAGAACATAAATGGAGATCTATTAGCGTCACCAAGAAAACAATTAGTGGAAAAACTTCATCAAAGAATGACCAGAGTTAAGTTTCAAAATTCGGTGTTACAAAATAGCAACAAAAATAAGATGTGGTGCATTGCACACAAACCGAGAAGTGGAAAAAGCATCACAATTTTGCTTATGTGTAAATATTTGTTAGAAAAGGCAAATGGCTACAACAAAATTCTGATTATGACTTCAGTACCTTCTACAATTAATAGTTTCATCAAAGACTTAGAGAACTACATTGATTTCAAAGACATAAATTATTTACAGAGTGACGAACTAGACACAATTGATCAATCATTTAGAGGCATTGTCTTCTGCAGTGTTCAATATCTGAAATCCGATTCAAAAGGAACAAAAAAGGAGTTTCTAAAAAATATGGGATTTGATGCAATTGTCACAGACGAGTCACATCAAGGATCATCAACTGTAAAAACTCAGCAAGGCATATTAGAAGTTTCTGTTGACAGAGATATTGAAGACATTCGTAAAAATATAAGATTAAATATATTCGCTTCAGGAACCGCCAAAAAAACTCAAAAATATTACAGAATACGAGATGCATTTACATATGAATGGGAAATTGAAGATGAAGGACATATGAAAGAATTACTAAAACCCGACTTATCACAAGATGAAAGAGAAACAATCATTAACTACATGGTTTTAAGACATGGACCTACATTTCTTGATTGTTTACAGGACAATACATTGGACCAAGATTACTCAAAACATCCAGCACAAATACTAATGAAGCATTCTATTCCAAAAGATTTAATTGATGAAATTAATACATACAACATAAAGAACAGCACAAATTTCGGAATCAGTTACAGTTCGTTGTTTGCATTAAAACAGGTCAAAAACTCTAAGGGCGAGGTTTGTTATGCTGAAGAATTTGACATGTGTAAAGACGCTGACGGTATTAAGATTATGAAGGGATTATTAGAATGCATCATTTCTAAAAGCATGATGAAAAAGGATACAATTATGAAGCAGATTGAAACCACACAGACAAGTTATAATTCCAGAAAATCTACTGTAGATCATCCACTTCTATTTATCATGTATATGCCAACTCACACAAGAAATAATACGATTTCGTTATTACAAAAAACTTTGAAGAACTTTTTAGAAGAACATAAACTGTGGAGCGATTACAACATAGAATACTCTAATTCGTCAGAAGATACTGGTACCATTAAAGAAGAATATGATGTGTTTATTGAGACAATAATGGATAAAACAAGGTCTGATAAAAAAAGAGGATGTATTTTGCTTTTAGGAGACAAAGGCAGCGTTGGTGTTACATATAATGATTGTGATGTAACCATTTCTCTGGATGACGGACATAATTTAGATAATTACAAACAGCGTATTAACAGATCATTAACACCTGCACCAAAAAAAACAGTTGGTATTGGAGTTGATTTAAATATACAGCGCACCTATTTGTATTTAAACGATATGATTCACAAA